GCGTTGGGATGTTGATTCGGTGTCGGGAGATTGCGTCGTAGTATCGTTTGACATATGACAGGCGATTCTCTTGGGGATAATTAGCAAACAGAGTTGCAGCAATCATCATATACATCTGCTGCGGGGTCTCAAAGACCATCCCGTTGCTTCTATCTTGTACAAGATACTTATCAACAACCTGACGGAGACCAGCAAACGTAAACAAATAATCACGTGAGTGTTCAATATAACCACTCAGCGTAGCAATTTCTTCTTCACTGTACTTATCTAGGATGCCGGAATCATATACACCACGCTCAATACAATCATTGATGTGCTCTGATAGTGGTGGGATGTCCTCAATAAGACCATACAGTTGCTTACGAACACTAAACAACAGCAATCTAGCAGCGACGAACTGATAGTTGGGGTGATCAAGATCAATCAAATCACTAGCAGACTTGATCAGAATCTCCTGAATCTCTGCTGTTGTGATACCATCAAAAAACTGGATGCCTGATTGGATCTCTACTTGAGAAGCAGATACACCTGCAAGGTTTTCACATGCACGTTCTACCATGATGTGCATCTTATCAAGATCAAGAGGTTCAATAGAACCATTACGCTTGACCACCTTTGTACCGTTCGTCATACTCTTTTCCACGTTTGAAGTTTTAGTTTTGCTTCTAATCCTTTGTAAGTATTAGATTCTATCAGGTTTTGGACATCGTGTCCAGCGAGAACCATGTCGTTCAGATCTTTTTCATGCACATTTGAGGGGAAGATTACCACCGGTAAGGCTTTGTCGATGGTCTTAGTAATTTTAGAGACGATTTCCCTGGAACGGGGCTCGTTGTCGTATACGAATACGAATCTATAATCCATACTGCTAAGGTCAACATCGCTACCACACATAGCAATAGCATTGGCAAGGAAGTCGGAGTCGAACGGTCCCTCTGTAACGAATACAGTCTTTTCTTTGTCAATTTTTTCTAAGCCATATACTTTAGGATGGTCCTCATCGAGCATCATGGTGAGATATTTAGGTTGTACATTGCTGTCCAACGCCCTCCCCTGAAACCCAATAAGTTTCTTGTCTACATCATACATTGGAATGATAATTCTTGCATGATCTTTATAGATTTTTTCATACGTTGGTTTGAATGTATTACAAAATCTTTGAAAATTTTCAGCGTAGAAATATTTGTCAGGATCCAAAGAACGTTTGGTCAAATACGCTACTGCTGTGGCATTCTCTGACGCTTTAGGTAGATCTAATTTCCTTTTGAATACCGGTTTCCTACCAGTGTAGACAGGATCAGGTGTGTTTGATGCTATACCTGTGATGCCTTGCTTATACCTTTCCATCACATACTGATCATATAACCTGGAGTCCATGTGCTTCAGGAAGTATGTAAAAGACCTTGACTCACCACAGTTATGACACTTGAAGTTGAAGTCGGTCTTTATCTTGTAGAGGTATCCCCTAGTCTTATTCTTATTCTTCTTGGAGTCGCCACAATAAGGACACCTGAATGTATACAGGTCGTCCTTAGTCTTCTTGAACTTCTTCAAGCGAGCAGACACCAACGCGATATACTTGCTGTCGATGTGTAGCACGGTGCTTAGAGTTACTTCGGGTTCACTATAGCACTAGAGGTCTGTCCAGTCAAAGCTCCCACCATTCTCTGACCTATAGGAGATACCAGGACACTGATCACTGCTAGCGATCCTGCAATACTCCACATTTTCTTTTCTAAAGTTCTCAAGCGAACATCAATGAGGCGTATGTCTCGCTCACACCCCTTCTTTATAATATCTGCTTCAGCATGAAATTCAGTTCGCAGTTCCTCCACTTTATCAAAGAGGACTGCATCAATTCTATCTTGTTTATCTAATTTTTCATTATGAACAGCAAGAAGTTGACCCATCTTCACGGAGTTATCCTGAAGTGACTCTACAACTTTTTCCAGTCTCTCAAGTATGGCTGTGTTTACCTGATCGTTGATCACTTTGGCATCCAGGTCTTACGTGAACGGGGACCAAGGTAAGCATACTTTTTTTTCTTTCTCCTTACCGGAGGATCATCACCTGCTTCCTCAGAACCTGCAATCTTTCCCCCCGAAATACTATTCGTGGGAACATCCTCTCGGATAATATTTAGTATACGTTCTAACTTAGAATCATCCATTAGATTGTGTTCAGAATGTCGTATACTTCCTGATCGATTGGTAGATCATCCAATCCAGACTTAGGATACTCTGGAATTCTGTTCAGGAAAAGCAGAAATGTCTTGAGCATTGACCAGTATTCCTGATCAATTTTGTAGAATAACAAGGGAACAGCACCTTCATCAAAGATGTTGAAGCAAATGATCAAGTGATTCAAGATTAGATGATACTTTAGTTCACCACCTTGAGTTTGATACTTCTTCAATAACCTTTTGATATATTTGAATCGCCTCATATCGTTTTGAAAATCCTCCATTGTTGCCGCAAGAGGATTTTCGTAATATTTTATGGCAAATAACAAATAGTTATCATCATTTAGTTCATCAAATCGCATTTAGTAATCATGCAGCAACGGTAAGTGACCCTGCAGCAGTACCAATAGCGGCGGAGTTAGTGATAGTAGAGGTAGTGTTAGTACCTTTGTCCTTGATTGTGCCACCGTTCAAGGAAATAGCATCAGCGCCAACGGAGAGAACGTCATCTGCATCCGTTGCAGCAGCACCAGCACCGAGGGCAAGCGTGAACAGGAGACGATAGGTACCTGTACCAGAGGCGTAAGACAGGGTGTGGTTGCTATTGGTATCGTTGTCAAGTTCGAGTTGAGGTGTACCAGTAACATCGACTTCTTCGTTGAATGTCACACGGACAGACAACGTACCACCAGCAGCCTTGCTGAAGGAGGTAGTCAGAAGATCAATGTTAGTGATGTCAGCAGCACCAACGGACACGGACAGACCACTGATTGCCACGAGCAATTCAGGAGTAGCATCAGTATTGTCACAACCAGTCAGCGCAGACCCACCCCGAAGGACCCAACCTGCGTCGGTAGCATAAACTTCTTTCTTCTCGGTAGCAGTCAAATTCTTTGGCTTAGATTCGTCTGCGTCCGATGCTCCCCAAAGTGCCATGTGTTTCTCGTGGTTAGTCGTTTAGATATTTATGTCAGTCCTCGTCCTTTGCTTTGATAGCAGCAACAACTTGTTCGAGAAGGATGTCATCCATCTCAGTTTTAGTCATTGCAACTGCTTTGCGAAGGATAGCGACACAAACGTTGATCATCATCTCGCCCAGTTCCTCGTTCTCGGGGATCTTGGCAACAGCATCCATCACAATTTTAGATGCTAAAGGAAGTAGGAAACCCATCATTCATTGATGCGGACATCAAACTATATATCAACTCAGCACTTCCACTTCCTAAGTGCTAATGCCTTACGAGTAGGTTCACCGTTAGGTTTTTTCATTGGTCCTTTGACTCCACCCATTCTCGCACAGAAGGATCGCTTTCTAGGACCCCCTTCAGGTTGAGGAGCCTTGAGATCAGAACCAGGATTCTCGCGTTCGTAGGATTTGCGTCCTTTTTCATTCAATCCACCCTTCTTATTCTTACCTTCCTTACGCTGCCATGCAGCAGATTCATATTGCGATGCCTTCTGCCGAGCTTTCTCAAAACCAGGAAGCAGAACCTTAGTAGCAGTGCTGTTTTGTTTGTTATAAGGTTTCCATTTTGGCATTGATGCGTTGCCAACACGATGACGCCTGGCGAAATCTACCTTTGCTTGGTCTATACTTTGTCTAGTATCTGAGTAATCTTGAGCGATACGAATAGGATTTGGAATCCCATATGGTTTGCCACCGATCTTCATCGTTGGTCCAAGATAACCATCACCTGGTTTTTCTTGAAGTGACTTGGCAACTCCTTCACGGACGATAGATTCACCCACTTTGAATCTCATTGGAGGACTACCGGCATAATTTTTTACGCCATTGTCTGTCCAATTATGAACATTGGGTTGCTTAGGTCTTGCTTTCAAATTCTTAGCACCCTGTGCTCTAACTTGATCAGCAGTCTGACCACCTGCCATGGCAGCATTACCACCACCAGCACGATAGTTATCAACGTCTACCTTATTACCCGTATAGTTTGGTCCAGTATAAGGACTTTTATAGGGGGTGGGAGAGTAAGTTTGCTGTTTGAAACCTTGATATGAAAATGCATTGCCCGGAAGCATTGCATCAATTCTCTGTAGGATATTAGGGTTGTTAGGAATTCCAGTTTGACGAGGGTTATTCTCGTTCATCTTTTTCTTCTCAGGTAAACCTTTGTGTTTGGTTTTAGCAAATTTCTTC